TAAGTTTGGTATGCAGTTAATGTTGTTTGGTTAACCAGTATAACATTACCGCCCACGGTGCTGCCATCGTGTACACGTATAGTTCTTAAATCAGTATCATACGTAAGTTCACCCAATGGGCCTGTGTATGCTGTGCTTTGTATGGTATTGCCACGCTTTAATAGTATGTGGCCTACATTTGCGTATATGGTCATAGTGTTCCGCCATCAATTATCACTTCAGATTGTTCAGCTATGGTTTCAGCATAGTAAGCTGGTAATATTTCCAACTCCAACGGGGCAGAATAATTATCGTCTACGTAAACAGGCTGTTCTGTGTTATCTGATGTTTTGATTGTTTTAAATGTCAGTTTGTAAAAACGTTGTTCCAATGAATTTATTGTGCCTTTATCAATGGTGAAATTGCCCTGTCCTGCTGCAATATTGGCAAATGTCACAGCGTAGGTTTCCACAGTGAGTTGGTTGATGGGATCCTGTATACTGGCCTGCATGACGTAACCAGTGAGATTGACCTTCTTCTGATCCTGATTTTTAACAATAACTTGTATGGGATTATCTACACCCTGGTAGACCTTGATGGGGCGGCTGTACACTTGGCGGTTCCTTGTCGTGAATATACTGGAGTCGAATATTTGAACTTCGACCGAATTCGGATAACTAAATAGTTTGACAGTAATCATTTTTACCTTGTCTTTTTCTATATTTAGCGGAAACCGTGGAACAAATAAAACAGCTTTTAGACTCTTGGCCCTTTATGACCTATCTAGTGTATGGGGGCAATGACTATGTGGGCATCATACAGAATGCCGACGAGCAGATCACAACGATCTACGATTACGCCAGCTTGCGTACACCTGAGCAGAAGAAGAGGTTCCTGGAATTGGGAGAGACATGGTGGTGGGAAAGCAACAGAATCATACCCATCAATGTGTTTCTAAAAGCTGATTGGGCAGATTTCAAGTTCTGTGTCAAAACCATGAACAGCAAGGATGTGGACATCAAGGTGGGCCATCAGGTCAACCTCAAAGATATGGCCATGAAGCGCAGCAAGCGCCGTAGTATCACCCTGGTGCGACGAGTTCCGTAGCGTTACTCAACAGATTCATGTTGACTGCCACCAGATGTGCATAGGCCACTGCGTGACTTTTCTTGAAGTAATAACCATCATCAGAGGGGCGGTCCCATACTGTCTTGGCTACATTGGCCCATTTTTCACCTATTAGATGACGTTTGGCCGGGCGTATCACAGCCAAAAACATGGCCATTCTGACCATACTATTAACTGCCTCGGGCATTTTAATCAGCGTATCGTAATGGTTACCGATGTGAATTAACTGAGCACAAAACTCAGGGTCGTACAATTGATCCCAAGCAGGTTCCTGTGCCATCAACAGATTCAGATGCTGTTCACTCTGCACCCGCTGATACAAGCTGACGTTCAGAAAGTCTAATTTAATGTAGCCACGAGATTCAGCATCGTGGTGATCTATACTAGCGACCCCAGTGAAGGGATCAGTGGGTATTCTAGTGGCATAAATGCCGGTATTGTGCCGTATTAGTCGACCATCACGCTGAATTCCAGCCGGATGATGACGCAAATGTTCCAGGGCAGCGTCTCTGTTGGCAAAGTCGATGTCAATGTCTGATGTGAATTTCATAGTCCGGCTGTCTTTAAAATGTGTTTGACTGTCTGGGTATCTTCTGCACAGTCGCTAAATCTTTTAGGCCAGTAATCTGGGTCGATCCAGGGTAACACAATGTTGATTTGTTCTGAGTTGAGTGAACCCAAAAACTCGACGCCAGTATCGCAGTTACACACAACCCAAGCACTAATACGGCCGGTGCTGATGTTATAGCATATGCGGTTAGGGCTGCCATAACGGAAATAATCAGAAAGACCATTTTTAAGATCAGTATTATTGCTTGCATAGTCTTCCATCTCCAGAATAGAACGCTGTACCCCATCCTGCCAGGCTTCACGTTGTAGATATGTCGGCAACCATTCACCGTACAATTTATCGCTGCACCAGTTGTCCAGCTTGCGGTTGTTTTTCAGCAGCCATTCCAGATAGTTGCTGAAATTGATACAACGTATCTGCTGACAATAGCTACCAAATTTCACAAAAGCATTATAATAGGGACTGACGACAAAATCACTATAACTTTTATTTTTGGCACTGCCTTGTGTGATTTCAAAGAATTTCAGATAGGCTTTGAGTCCCAATTGGACCCAGGTGCTGTTCTCCTGCTGCCATCTGCGCTTGGGCTCACACATGTGAGAAGTCAATGTGGACTCACGTTTGAAATCTCGGGTGCAATAACGACAGGTAAAGCTCATAGATACTCTTTGATCTTTTTATCATCCCAGCCCAGGTCCCGGGCATATTGTTTTAATTCGTCCCGACTGTTGATTTCAGCCATGAGCTGGATATCATCTTCCTTGTAATTGGGATATACTTCACGTAAAAACTTCACGGCCTTGGTGTTGCTGGACTCCCGCTTCTTGGGTGCCAGCCAGTCATGTCGCTGTACACCCATGCCCGGACTCACAGTAGTGGCCATGAGCCATTGCATCTTTTTATGCTGGGTACCGCTGATGTCAAAAAAGTTTTTGTTCAGTCGCTCGTTGGTGCTCATGAGATAATATGCCTGCATGTCAGCATCACCACGCACTGTTGATCCCCAACGAATCATGAGAAATGGGCTGAACTTTTTACGTTCCTCTTCAGTCAGACTGTCGTAAAAATCACGGTTCTTGAGATCAAGCTGACGCATCTCATTGCCAATATTTAATTTATCACTCATCTTCTGATGGTCTTCCGTTGCTGTGTCGGTTGCGTACTTGTTCCACGTCCTGCATGGCCCGTTGCTCCTGCATGGTGCGTTCATTAAAAAACTTTCTGGGATTGCCACATGCAAAACATTTTGAGTTGCCACAGGTAACACCACTTACTTTATGATAACGATGTGGATTATTTGAATTGCCGATAATGACACCAGCGCCACCAATATCAAAGGCATGGGCTCGGCGTATACCCATCTGTCGATCAATATGTGCCAACTTGCGATGCAACCTACGGCTATGTTTATAGCGTTCTACTTGTGTACCCACAGCAATCTCCTATACTGGATGCCACATTAATGGTTCGTCGTCATCTGTTCGAGACAACTCGTATAGTACTATAGCACGATCCACTGCTTCTTGTAAAGCAGGATTTCGCTCACTCATTTTCAGTATGGCTATCCACTGCTGTTCACGCTGTACTCGGTCCATTTCTGTTGTAAGTTCACTGCTGATAGAATGTAACTCACGCATGGCAGTGCCATTGGTTCGGCTGTATACGGTCTTGCCACCGTCGGGACTTTCGAATATCGTTATTTCGGTTAGTTTTTTCACCTGCACGGGCATCACCATATTAAATTATAATTTACCACCTCACTCTGGCGGCTGATGTCTTTGACAAAATACACGCACATGGGACCGTCTACTCCGGCCTCCAGGGGCACTGCCAACATCTGGCCGGGTTTTAGTTTGGGAAAGTACCACTTGACATCCTGATAGATGTCCACGATCTCAACTGGAAAGAAATCCGGCCTGAAACTGGTACGAGGGTTAAATGCAAAGGCACTGAAGCCACGGTCATTGATGCTGGTCAAGGGCACCACTTCCAGGTCACCCACATCCTTCTCACCAATCAGCAGTTGCCAATCCACCGGCATCTTGATGATCTGATTGCCAATTCTCAACACCAGTGCTGGACTGTTGAAGCTTTCCATGAAGATCAAGGGGATAAAGAAGTAGTCGGGCTCTTTGGGATTACTGTTATCCAACACACAAAAATTGAGTTCATCGATCTCGTTGGGTATTTCATTCATTTCGTACGATCGGTTTTCTAGGGTAAGGATTCTGATTTTAATTCTCCATGATCACTGCCAGTCCGTCTTTTCCACAGCGAAAGGATAATTCGCCTCGGTGTAGAATTTTTTACGGGCTGTTAAATGTCTTTTTGCGAACTTGCAGGTACTGGTGATGTCCCAGATTTGCACGAAGTCTTTGTCTTCGGCTCGTCTAATACCTCTGCCAATGCTTTGTATAACGCGGATAAAGCTCTTTCCGGGCTCAAAAAGAACCACATTAAAAATACGGGGCACATTAATACCCACAGCGGCCACACCGTAAGTCGCCAGAGTAATCTTGTTATCACCGGTGGCAATGTCGTCGTACTCGTCTTTACGGTCTTGGGCTTTGGTTGCACCCGATACAAATACAGCATTTGGCAATCTCTCTAGAAGCAGTTGGCCGGTTGCGATGCGGTCTATCAGTACCAGAGTATTGCCTGAGTCTTTGATTCTATCCACTAACTGTGCAATATAATCTATTCTGCCGGGATTCTCAGTCAGATATTTTAACTCTGCCTGATATTCTTTGTACTCCACATGGTCCACCAACTGTACTATATTTACGTGACAATTGGCCAAGTGGCCAGATTCCTGTAGATCTGATGCACTGAGCTTACCCACTACATTGCCCAGACTACAGAAGATACTCAGCTGTTCATATTTCTCTTTGGGCACGGTGCCAGTCAAGCCCCAGCGTATGGGTACATGAGCAAACACACCAGCCAACAGAGTCTTTAATGCATCAGCCTTGGCCATGTGAACTTCGTCCACCATGACCAGAACTACATCTTCAATAAACTCATGTATGGGCACTGCTGCCTCATCATTGCGAGTATTTTTCAACATGATGTTCAGACTCTGCCAGGTGCAGATGGTGTGCTGATGGCCGTATTCTTTTCTATCACCAAAGTATACACCCACATCCAGACCCATGTTGATGTAGTCGGCTTCAGTCTGTGTGACCAGACTCTTGTTGGGCACAATGATGATGCTACGCCCATAGGGCTCCACGCTCTTGCTCAGTGCGGCAGTTATAATGGTTTTACCAGCACCAGTGGCAATCTCCTGTATGCTTTGTGGATTTTGCAGAAAGTTATTGATAATCTCCACCTGATAGTCGCGAAACTTAATGGGCTCACCAGCAGCTGGATGGCCCTGGGGCCATGTTACATGACTGAATGTGTCGGCATGGAACTCTGTGAATTCAAACTGTGTACAATATGTACGCTGATCTTCCACATCAATATCATAGCCCATGTTGTCCAGCATGGGCAGAATCTCTGGCAACAGATTGATGTAGCTGCTGCCACCCAGCTGAAAGAAGGCCACTTTGCCGTCCCATCTGCCCAGACGAACAGCTGGTTGATAACGTGCGCCTGGTATTTCAAATTTAAATGTGTCCACCAACTTCTTACGGTCAGCCAGATCCAGCCCTTCAATCTTTACATTGACCTCGTCCCGGATGATGAGTTTAACCTTCAATAGTTCTGACCTTTTTATTAGTTTGTCCCTTAGTATACACATCCTGGGCCGCATATACAATCTTTTCGGCATTCTGAATCATCATTGCTCGATCACCACCAAAGATCAGACCTGCTGCTGTTATCAGCAGAGGTATACGGTCGAGATTCCGTATGCCCTTGGTGGTGTGTATGTACCTGGGTTCAGTTGCTGTGGGTAATCCTGCAGGATTCGCACTGATCAGTTCAGCAGGATATCGTGATCGTAACTTACTCAACATGGCACCAAATAAATCAG